TAGTACTATCATGTACTGCACCACCATCACGTAGTTCTACGACATGGTCGGCATACATACGGTGCTCAGGCTGTGCCCTACTGCACCTATGCCCATGGTGGTCATGGTACTCACACCTACCACCTGCCCTACCTACTACTGCAGCACGCCATGCCCTGTACTGTGGTGTGGTGTAGGCCTGGTCCTTGACCTTGGGTGGGTGAGGTGTGGTGGCGGTGTTGGTGGTACGTACCAAGGGAGGGAGGGACTTGAGCTTTGGCATGGGAGCACCAGGGCATCAGTACGCTTGGCTAGGATCGGATGCCCTGGCGTCCATAGCGAAACCCGCACCACAACCCCTTGCACTGCAGGTTTCCATAAACGCGCTGCACGGCACGGAAATCCCTTTTTGTGGGGATTTCTGCGGATAATCAGGTTGTTATGTGCAAGGGGTGAAGTAGCGTCTAACATGATTACTCCCTAGCGCGCAACATGTAGCGGTTCTAAGTCCCTGCTAGGTAGCTCCACTGGTACTTTCTGGCCCATGAGGTTGAGCAGCACCCACACCCGATCCTTGCCGCTCATGCCCTCGCATAGGGCGGTCTGCCCTTCGAAACTGCCGCGGGTGATGCGCACATGCTGGCCCTTGCGCAGGCGGTTGGTCGGAGATGGCAGTTTGACGAAGCCGCCGACCTCGCGCTTGCGGATCTCGGTCATGGTTTTCTCCGGTAGACGTGCCGGCTGATCGCCCGACATGAGCAGGCGCACAACGCCGGCGGTCCACATGACGGGATACCAGCGATCGACGATGCGCACGAACAGGTAGCCCGGAAAGAGCGGCGCAACACGGCCGTGAACCCTGATCCGCGGCATGTAAGTTTCGAACCGAGCTCGCATGAGCAGCAGACGCACGGCATGCTCGCGCTGGGTTTCGGTCTGGACGACCGACCAGGTCATGCCGGCTCGACCTTCTCGGGTTCGACTTTCTCAGGTATGGGCGGCACATGCTTGGGCGGTGGCGCAGGCGGCTCGTCCGGCACGGTTTGCGGGATCACAACGCGGCGTCGCACTGGTTTTCCGATCTCGCTCATCGCAGGATTCCGTTGTTGCGTAGTTCCTCGCGCAGTTCGATCTGGTGGCGCAGCAGCAGCTCGACGGATTCGATCAGCCAGCGATAGGTCGGCGTGAACTGCGTTAGCTCAGGCTTGCTTGGCTGCGACAGTAGTTCGGCCACCAACAAGTCGTGAACCCATTGCGTCGATTGGCCGTCAATCAGGGCGTCCTTTGCGCGCGTAACGACTGCCCGCAGCCGCTTGATGGTGGCGGCGGCCTCCTGCCGTACTTCTCTCGGTAGATAATCAACTTGCTGTAGCAGCCGCTCAACGATGTCGGTCATGGCTTGGTGTCCTTGAGGGCGGCGCGGGCATGAATGATGGCCGGTCTGGCCCAGCGTCGCTGGAATGCGCGCCAACCCGGTTCCGGCCGATGCTTTTCTTGCGATGGAGTTTCCGGTTTCCACAACATCGCCATTGGCGTAAAGCCAATCGATTGCATCTGCTGCAGCCGATTCTCTGCTAAGGTAAAGGTGTCCTTTGGAAATCCTATAAGGACATAGACCCGCATCCGGTGCGAAGCCGCCGTGAAACCAGCCGCTAATAGACGGCGGGCTGCATGTTCCAACGTTTCGAACTTGTCACCGGGATCATAGGCAAAGAACATATTCGGTCGTGGCGTCAGGCTCGCCAACAGATCAACCTGATAATCCTCCAGCGCGAGTGCTTCCAAGCCGCCGGTAAACTCGATGCGGCGCTTCTGTTGGCGCAGCATGGAAAACACTGCTTCGACATGCGGGCGAGGACACGCCAGCAGGTTGTCATCGAGGATGTTCCATCCATTGATGATAGGTAGTAGGCGCGGCACCGGATCGCGCTTCCACACTGAGCAGAACCAACAGCGCCTAGGACAGCCGCGCGACGTGAATATATATCCCGGTTTGATGTAGCGGCCAGGAATGAAGTCGGCACCGGCATCACCATAGGCGACGCCACCGACCTTTACTGGAGCGACGGCACGCCACTGTTCGGCCAAGTCCTCGGCGATCGCTTTGTCATAGGTGAACGTCACCGACACATGGACCTCATCGGCCTCGGCAAAGAAATCCGGCGGCCCGAAATAGGCGAGTGCGTCTACCGGCGTCGCCTTGGTCTTGCGCGGAAATACCCGGATAAGTTTGGTCATTATGGCTTGGTGTTCTTGGATGCGAGGGCATCTATCTTCTCTTGTAGCTCCGCATTCCACATCATGAGTTTATGGTTGTCAGTTCGCAACCGCTCGATCTCAAAGCCCTGTTGTCGGATAATTGCGGCCAAGTCTCCGGCTTTAGCTTCCCTTTTCAGCCGCTCGATCTCGGCAATCAATTTTGGGTGCTCCTGATCGACAATTTCCGTTAGCCGCTCGATCTCGTCTGCAAGCTGCCACACAAGATAGTCCTGCGGATCGCCGCCTAAGTTGTGGACGTAACTGCGTGCCCGCTCAATCAGGTCGGTCATGGCGTGGTGTCCTTGAGGGCGGCGGGTTTGCTTCACGTGAAACCTCATTCCTCGCTGGTGGATCGTTTGGCTGCGACGAGGTGGGTGGGCTCGAGGACGTTGTCGGATTTCGTGCGTGGCGGGCTGCGATACTCGACGCCTGGATCGCGCCAATTGACCTGCACTTGCACGGACGGCGCTTTCCCTACCTTACCATTAAGAGAAGACTCTCTATTGGAAGTGGAAGTGGGATATGGGGTGATTTGGGGGGTGATTTGGGGGGTGTTTTGCTCAGCACTTGCTGATCGTTTGCTGAGCATTTGCTCAGCCGCAGCCTTGCGATTGTTAGCGATTTTGCCTAAGCGGTGTAACTCATCGGTGACACGCTCATGATGGTAACCATGATCACTGGTACCAGTGATCACTGGGCCCACGGCATTCCGCACAAAAAAAGGTTCCAGCGTTTTCCAGACCTCTTTCCAGCGGTCATGGCGCACATGTGCAATGCGAGAAAGGCGAACTCGATCGCCGGGTATTTGGCCATCGTTCTCCCATGCATGCGCGATCAGAAATAGATATGCGCCAGCCTCTTGCGCCGAGAGGTGCATAGTATTGGCGAGGAAGTCGCCCCAGAACAATGGCATCCAAGGATATTTCATGGCGGCGTCCATCCTGGCCCGCCGTTGGCCTTGCGCTCGCGGATGACGCGGTAGGCCTCATCGATCGAGCGGGCGAAGTCGTCGGTCGCGTCGTAGTCGTCGCGCTGCGCAAACTTATCGACTTCATTGCCCCACACATCCCAGCCAGGACGCCGTTGCCGCGCAAACAGTTCGAGGTAAGGGCCGGCGACTAGCCGCTCGATTGACGCGTGGACGCCTTCGGGCTTGCGGCTGTGCTCCCGTTTGGGAGCAATGATGGCTTGCCTAATATCAGCGTTGAGTCGCTTCGGCTGGCCTCGTGTTGCCAGTAAGCATGGCTCAGTGTTGGCGCGCGTCCAATAACCCAGCCCCATGAAAGGCTCGACATCATCTCGGAACATTTCAATTTGCCGAGCGTCGGCCTTCGTCCACGAAAATGCGCAGGTCTTATAGGTAAAGCCCCAAGCGTCCAGAATGGCGAATGATCGCCTTAACACCGGCCAGCATGTCCACAAGAATAGAACGCTATTTTCGGCAGCAAGCTCCGCGACAGGAAGCGCCGCAATAAGTTCGTCCTTCATCATGTCATAGTCCGGTGCTTTCGCACTGGACATGTTCCCAGCGCCGTCGCGTTGCTGACCGGCCCAAACTTGAAAATGCCACGGCGGATCAGCGAGGATCGCCCCGTAATGCCCGCGCTTGAGCCCATCAAAGATCATGCGATCACCCGCAGCCGCTTGTTGAACAGCGGCGAGACCTGCAGCGCCCATGTCGGATCGATCAGCGCGCAGGCAAAACTCCAAAGAGCCAAGGCATCGCCGGCGTTGTCGTCCGGGCAGTCCCAGCCCAGCGCCTTGCAGCGGTCCATGACCGCCTGCTTGGCCTCCTTGCGCTGCAGGCTGCGGTAGCCGATGAAATGCGCGCGGATGTCGCCGACGCTGGCGGTTGCGATCTCGCCGACGCCATACCGATGCGCCAGGCCCTTGACGATGCCATGCAGCCCGGCGAGCCGATCGCGGACCGCGCGCGAGGTCTCATTCCTCATTGCCAGTGGCGAGAGCATGTCCTCGATGATCAGCACGTCCGGTAAGTCGTGCTCGAGCAGATCACCGATCCAGTAGATGGCCTCGCCGAAGATCGTGCTATCGCGCGCGCCGTGCTTGCCGAAGCGGATCGAGGCGCTGATCGGTGTCTCGCCCACGCGCCCGCGCGCATAGCCGGTGCGGGTCGCGAGGTCCAAGGCAAGCACCATGGTCAATGCGATATACCCCAGCAAAGGAATTGAGGGCGGCGATGGATGATGTACCGAAGGCGGAAAAAAAGGCAAATTAGACGGTTGAAAATGGCCAAAAGGTTAGTGCTTTGTCATCACTAGCGAAATAGCTATTCCGTCCAAGGACGTTTTTCTTTAGCGGCTGTACACGAAAAAAATTGAAGCCACAGCAATTCAACTTGGCCGCATGCCACGCACATAACTTGTGGCAGCATCCCTGCCCCATCATCATTCTGTAAAATTTTTCCTCTGGACGTTCGCAAACATGTCTCTGTAACGTGGTTCAGGATCGGACGGCGGTTTGGTGACGCCGTCAAGACCGGACATTTTGAACCCGGCCGAAGAACTAGAACCAAACGAAAAGCCGAAACGAATTCACGCGGCCGCGCGTCAGTGCGGGAGCACGGTGAAACTATGCCCAAGATCAATCAGCACACCGACAAGCTGTTATCCGCCATGGCCCTGGAAAGATCTTCGCAGTTGATCGTGTCCGAAACCAAGCGTGCCATAGAGGTGCTCGATCGCTTGCACCGCATCGGCCACACCGGCAAGGCCCGCATCGGCGAGGCCTTCGTGCGCAGTGTTGCACGTGAAACAAACTCAGGTCGCTCGACCGTCTATACCGATCTGCGCCGCGCGCGTGCGCTTGGCCTCGAGGCACTCAAGGCCATCCAGGGCACGTCGCTCGACCACGGCCGCGAACTAGACGCCCTGCCCTTGCTCAGGCCGCCGGCGAGGCAGAACCTGATCAAGCGAGCAGTCGCTGGAGAGATCGTCTCTGCCGTCAAGGCACTCAAAACGGCAGCGCGCTCATGACCATCGAGCACCGCACCATCATGCGGCGATGGGCCGACGCCACGCGCTATCTCCGCTGGGACGAGGCCGAGCAGTTATGGCGGGAACTCATGGTGGAATGGCTGCGGCCGCCAGGTACCGATCAAGGCTACTGGAACGACCTGCTCGCTCGCCGGATGGCTGTGCTTGAGCGCAAGGAACAGCGCAACACGGTCAGCGATATCGAGTTCGATAAAGCGCACGGAGATATAAACCAATGAACGTTCCGGCAAAAGCCGCCGCGCCTGCAGGCGATGTGATGGAGTCCGTTATTGCCAAGGGTGACCTGGCAAAGCTGACACCGGACGAGCGCGTGCAATACTATCAGGCAGTCTGCAAATCGCTGGGGCTGAATCCACTGACGCAGCCCCTGTCCTATATGACCTTGAGCGGAAAGCTAACGCTGTACGCTACCCGCACCTGCACCGATCAACTCCGCAAAATCAATAACGTGTCCGTGGAAGTTGTTTCGCGTCACATCGCTGACGACATTCTGACGGTTCAAGTCAAGGCGACCACGCCAGACGGTCGCTCGGACGAGGACTTTGGTTCGGTAGCATTTCCGTCTGCGCTGAAAGGCGAAGCCCGCGCCAACGCTGTGATGAAAGCCGTCACCAAGGCCAAGCGCCGGGCCACATTGAGCATCTGCGGCCTGGGGTGGCTCGATGAAACCGAGGTCGAGGCCATCCCAGGCACGAAGTTGCCACCGCACAATCCACAAACAGGAGAGATTATCCAATCTGATGGCGCCGAGCTGGCACCCCCTTCCGACGCCGCAGATGCCGCCCCGTCATCCGAGCTTTCGCCGCGCGAAGTCGGGGCGGCACTTCTTATCGAGGCATTGGCAAAGGAAGCGGCCATGCGCGGCGAGGCCGTCTTTCGCGAGTTTTACCGCAACCGCACAGAGGCGGAAAAAGCTCGCATCAACGCAATGGGCGACGAGCTGCGCGGAATTATGGATGGCGACCTGCCGGACGATCACACCGAGCATATGAAACGTATAGAGGCATTCAAGCGTGGCCAAGCGGCGCGGTCTGCCGGCCACAAGCGTCAGGCCCTCCCGCCTGAATACCGTGAAGACGATCGCGCGCGCGAGGGACTGTGCTGGACGGCCGGTTTTGATGGCAGCGCGATGCCGGAATTCGGAGATTAGGAATGATGAATACCGTTGTTCCGATCGGCAGCATAGGCAGTAATTTTCTCACGTCGCTGGCCGCAGACATCCGCGTGCATCACGAAGAAGCCGAACGCGCGGCCAAGACGCAAATGGAAGCCGGTCAATCCAAACTTGAGCACAGCATCAAGGCGGGAGAAGCCTTGATCGAGGCAAAGGAAGTGCTCACGCCGACCGGCGGCAGTTGGCTCAAGTGGCTGAAAATCAATTTCACTTTCACCACGCGCACGGCCCAGCAATATATGAAACTCGCTATGAATGCCGACAAAATACGAAGCACTGCTTCGCATCCAAGTATCCGCAGCGCGCTCAAGGTCATAGCCGGTTCGAAGGATGATGCCACACCTTCCCGCTCAAAGGCGCCGCGAACCATTTCCGACAGTCACAAGAACGCGGTGAAGGCGGCCACCATCGGCCGCATCAAGCCAAAGCGCAAAAGCCCCGGCAGTAAACCAATAAAACAGAATTTCATCCCCAACATTCCAGGCTATCTCGAAGAGATGCTTTTAACGATGGAACGCTGCGTTGTGGATTATGAAATCACGCCGGTCGAAGCAACCGCGAAGGCAATCATAGCGCATCGGATAAGGGTCGAGCACTTCAACGAAATAATAAACTGGCTAACACAGCTAAAGCAGATGGTGCATCAACAACCTCCTGCAGAGGGCGGCGCACATGACCATCAAGACAAAGCATGACGTGCTCGTAACCAGAGGTGCTTTGGAAGACTCACCGGATGGTCGCATCGTCTTGCGTGGGGTCATTGACGCGGCAAATCTCCGCAAACTCGGGGTTGGCGACTATCAGAAAAAAACCCACTCGCAAAGCAAACTGCGCCGATTGGGTCATGCTGTCAAAGAGGGTAGTAGGCTTCCCGACATCGAGCTTGGAATGCGGGGCGAAAACTTTGACAGCATCGACAGTACCACGTTCGTTTTGCATGATCCCTGCTACATCATTGACGGCTTGCAGCGAAAGATGGCGCTGTGCGCCACAGATGTCCGCTATCCGGGGGAGGTCAACTGCTCGGTTGGAGCAATCATAAACTTCAGCACCACCGAAAAATGGGAACGGCAACGCTTCGAGAAACTTGCAACCGACCGCACCGCCGTTGCGCCGTCAGTTCTGCTGAGAAATTTTGCCAAGGACGACAAGATTGCAAAGATGGTTCTCGAGCTGACGCAAGACCCCGACAGTATTTTGTACCGGCGAGTGACGTGGGATCAACACATGCTGTCGGGCGAGCTTATCTATGGCAGCACGTTGTATCACATAATTGTCCTTCTGCATTCGTGGAAGATAGCACCGGGATCGCGGAAAGCGTATGCGATGATCGGGCAAGTCAACGAGATTGCCGAGAACATCGGCGATGCCGTCATGCTGTCCAACACCAAGAAATTCTTTGAACTCGCCGATCACTTCTGGGGCTTCAAGGAAGTTCAGAAGCGCGACGGCGTGATTCATGTCAGCGCCGAATTCCTGTTCGTCATGGCGGAACTGATGGCAACGATGGGTATCTTCTGGGACGGCTCGTCGCTTGACGATTCGCTAAAGGTTCGCCGCCTTAAACCGAAACTTCAAATCAGTCCCAAGCTAAAGGACTGGCTTAAACCCAGTCGCGGCGCTCGCGACCATGTTCTTGTTTACTACAAGCGCGAACTTAACAAAAACCGCTCCACACCTTTCGCCGAAAGGCCGACCAGAACACGCCGCCCAAAGGAAAAGGCTGCGTAACATGTCGCGAACAGCATCTAAGCCCCACTTTTACGAAATAGGACAGGCGCAGGATTCTCCCGGCAAGTGGAGTCGCCGTCATATTCTGCGCTGCGGCAAATGCGACGCCAGCATTGGCTTCAAGGCATTGACTGACGAGAAAATACGCAAGAGAGCCATCAATCTTGGATGGGATGTTGGCAAGACACAAACTCAGCACTTGTGCCCCAAGCACGCTCACGCCCAGAAATCCTATGCCCAGCCGCAGCCCCCGCCGCCGCGCGTTACTCTGCAAGAGGCATGGGAGCAAGCCAGCACGAGCGAACGAGTCGAGTTTTGGACTGCTCGGCGTCGAGATTTTGAACCCGCCGCACGTCTGCACGCCGATGTCGTCTCATCCGAATGGCAGCACGGTCCCCACATCGACAACATGCCAATCGAGCCGTCGCAGCCGATCAACAAGCATCCGCCTGCTGTCCAACTCGCCAAGCCCGAAGAAAGAACCGAGCCGGACCCAGAAGACATAGAAGTTGCCGACATCATTTTTGGCAAACGCAAATCAGCATAGAGGAAGAACGATGATGGCCGATCGACTGGCAGACCTGGTGATGGGATTGCAACGGATGGCGGAGAATGCGCGCATCCGGGGCGACGACCTCAGATATACGCAGCAGCAGGAAACCTACGAGCACATAGCCTGGCTCGACCATCTGCTGAACATGGTCGGCAAGGTCAACACCGTGCTGATGGAGGAAAGAAAGAAGTTCATGCCGGTCGAGCGCCATGCCATTCCAAGCGATGAGCCCATGCCGCGCATCGTAAAGCAGCCACTGCCGCAGCATCTGCGACCCAAGGAACAGGCTGCCGGATAACGAATGCGGACGCCGTCCTCTAGCAACGGCGTTTCCGTATGGGGCGGGCTACGGCGTCTTGTCATCCCCGGCGACCGTGGCCCGCCGACCCGCCGGGGACTTGACCCCAAAATAGGATCAAGGTATCTGGAGGCCGTTTGGTTTCTTCCAGTAAAATCCAAGATCATTTGGCGTACCCGCCGCGAGGGCTGAGGGCGCCACGAGCAGCGGCTTATGTTGGTATGTCTGAAACGAGTTTTTTAGGCCTGGTTGCCGAAGGACTCATGCCAAAGCCCAAGCGGGTCAAAGGCATGAACATCTGGGATCGGCTCGAGCTGGATGCCGCCTTCGAGTCGCTCGCCCCGGAACAGCAGGACGAACCCAAGCGCCGCAACACCTTCGATACAATCCTAGGAACCAATACAGATGGCGAGCGCTCTTAAGCACGTCCAACGGGCGGGCAAATACCATTACGTTCGGTTTCCCGGCCACGACCGCCAGCGTCTACCGGGCGCGGAAAATTCGCCGGAATATTTGGAGCGCTATGAGCAGTTGCGCGCGGCAGCCGAGAGCAAGCGCGGCGCACCGGCCCTGGCGCTCACCGTTCCTGCCCTTCCGGCGCGCGTGGCCTTTCTGTCCGGATCGCTCGGCTGGGTGATCGAGCAGTATCTCGGATCGCGGGCATTCCGCGACCTCGCCAACGAGACCAAGATCGTCTATCGCCGCCAACTCGACATCCTCAAGCGCGACATGGGCGCCGGCCTGATCGCCGACTTGAGACGCAGCCACGTCAACCAGTACAGCGCCGCGATCGCCAAGAAGCATGGCAACGCCACCGGCGACGCCATGATCCGCAAGATTTCGATCCTCTGGCAATTCGCGCTCGGGCTCAAGCAGGCCAACATCGACGACGAGGCCAGCAACCCGACCAAGCACGTCAAGTTGCAATATAAGGTGCGCAAGCCGCATGCGCCCTGGCCCGACAAGGTCCAGCAACTGTTCCTCAAGGGCGCGCCCGACTACGCCAAGCTCGCGTTCTATCTCTTGCTCTATACCGGCCAGCGCCGCGGCGACGTGCTGGCCATGACCTGGTCGGCCTATGACAGCGAGACCAAGCGCATTCTCGTGGTGCAGGAAAAGACCGGCGTGACCGTACCGCTGCGCGCCCACAAGGAACTCGCCAAGCTGCTGGCGCAGACGCCGCGGGTGAGCGATCGCATCTGCACCAACTATTTCAAGAAGCCCTATTCCAAGGGCGGGCTGACCCACCTGATCGTGGCCCGGCTGCGCGAGGTGGGTGTCGATCCCAATCAGTACACCCTGCACGGCCTGCGCAAGACCGCCGGCGTCAAGCTCGCCGAGGCCGGGGCCACCGTAGATATGATCATGCGGGTGCTCGGCCATTCCTCGCCGGCGCAGGCCCTCTGGTACACGCGCGAGGCCAACAAGCGGACGCTGATCGATGCCGCCATGGACAAATGGGAGGCGGCGTGACCGACGACATCGACGACATCGTCGAGCGGCTGCTCGCCTGTCAGGGCATACTTTCCGGCGATCCCGAATGCTGTTGCAAAGAGGCCGCCACCAAAATCAAACGGCTGCACGCCGAGGTCGCGGAATGGAAGGAACGCTGGGCCGCCGAGCGGCGCGACCACGAGGCCACGATCAGGCATTTCGATACGCTGATGAACGAGGTAACGTTACCGACCGCGACAAATTCATGATGACCACCAACGTCACCATCGTCACCAAGACCGACGCCGAGATGACGCGGCGCTGCGGTGATTGCACGCTGTGCTGCAAGCTAGTGCCCTTGAGTAAGCGCGAGGGCCATACGACCGCCGCAGCCATGATCGAACACGGCATGCTGTCCTTGCACGACGCTGCAAAAATGATGAAGGATTTTGACAAACCGGCGGGCGAGCGCTGCCAATTCCAGCGCCATACCGGGTGCAGCGTCTATGAGCGCCGACCGTTGTGCTGCCGAGCGTGGAATTGCAGGTGGTTGGTCAACGACGACTGCGATGACCTGCGGCGGCCGGATCGTTCGCATTATGTCATCGATCTGGTGCCGGACTTCGTCACCCTGGAGGACAACGAAACCGGCACGCAAACCAATATCCAGGTGGTGCAAATATGGTGCGATCCCAAACACGCCGACGCGCATCTCGATCCGGCCCTGCGACGCTACCTCGATCGGCGCGGCAAGGACGGGATCGCCGCCATCGTCCGCTACAGTTCGGTCAAGGCCTTCGCCGTGTTCGCACCATCCATGGCGAGCGACGGCGAATGGCACGAATTCCACCACGGCACGGTGCACCCCGAGCGCACGCCGGAAGAGCGCCTCGCCGGCATTGCGGAGGCCCGCAAAGTGGTGATTGGAGATTGAGATGGCAGAGCGACTAGGCGACGGGCCGACGCCCTTCTGCCTTTTTTACAGCCTGAATCTAGTTTCGCGTTTCGTTCTCAAATTTTCTCCTGTAAACCATTGATATTGCACAGCTCTCCTGTTGCATTCAGGAACCGCGCATGCTTGCGATATCAAAGGCTTGCGACGATTTTACAGGCCATTTTACAACGATGGGAACCAGGGTTTTGTAAAACGGTAGTTTTGACGTGTTCCAATCCACAGGACAATTTTACAGACAAGTGCGATCCCTTCCCGGGATCAAGTTGTCTCGCTACAGTGGTACACGTCCTAAGACGGCCCGGCGATCGGGGGTTCATCCGGCGCATCATCGAGGTGGATTTGCCATGAGAGTACCCGAAGAAAGCGGGTTGACCATCGGTCAGCTAATGCACGCGCAGCGCCATCGCCTTGGCCTATCGATGAAGAAACTCGCCCAGCAGGTGGGCGTGTGCGAAAAGACGATCTGCAACTGGGAGCACGACGAAGGCTGCCCGCCGGCGGATAAGTTGCTCCCGCTTTGCCACGCCCTGCACCTGACGCCGAGCCAGATCCTGGGGATCGAGAGCGACCTCGACGCCGCCGTTAACCTGCAACGGGTGCGGGAGGTCTGCCGGGTCATTCAGGGGATCAATGAGCGGCTGCGCCGCACCCCCGATTTTAACAAGGCCCGCGGGCTGGTGATCGAGCGCGATAGATTGCGCAAGCAACTGGCCGTGTTCCTGGACCTGACGCCGGCTGACGCCGACCTGGCCGGAGACCTGAAACGCCATCAGGCTTGGCATGCGGCCAACAAGGCCGAGGAAAAGCCGGCGGTATACAAACGCTATTTCCACGCGCTCAAGGGCCGCTGCCAGGTTCATCGTGAGCGCTTGTTCGGCCGCGGTGGGTTCTGGTCGCGCAAGCGCTTCACCAGCTTGACCACGTCAAAGCCGATCGCGTCGGCCACGGCGAACAGGTCGACAATGTCGACGCGCCTTTGGCCGGCCTCGGTCTTCGCAACCCACGATTGATAGAGGCCTAGACGACGAGCGAGTTCGCGCTGATTGAGTTTTGCTTCTACTCGCGCTTCGGTCAGGAGTTCCACCAGATCACGGTGCAATTTGGTGTGAATCGTCCGCACTCCTCAGGTGTTTGAACCAATTACCGAATAATCCCAAACAGGGATCACGGCTAAATAATTTGTACCCTACTTGCTTTAATTTTCGTAGGTTATATATTGGCTGCATGAAGAGACCAGTCGGTCGGCCAAGGCTCGCCATTCCCAAGGTCCAGGTGACCATCCGGATCGAGCAGGACGTTCTGGCCCATTTCCGAGCGAGCGGCCAGGGCTGGCAAACGCGCGTCAATGACGTGCTACGACGCGAGATGAAGAAAGGTAAGAAGTGACCGAAGTTTCTTTAGAGTTCTGAAAGCTCACAACCAACCAAGAACGGAGAATTGAAAGTGAAGACTGTTATTGTTGCAATGATATTGGCGACCACCATTGTCAGCCCATCGAATGCCGGAAACTGGGCCAAGATTGAGCGGCCTTGCGGCAGCAAAATGCACAGCCCCGCAGCCTACACCGTCACGCCGAACAACGACAACACCGAATTGGATATTTCATGACCGATATTACCCGCGCTGATTTTGATCAACTGCGAAACGAGATCACCCAGCAATTCACTTCTCTACGGATCGAATGGCGACAGGAAATGCTCACGCATATCCGTTGGCTTGTTGGTCTATTCGTTGTGCAATTCATTGCGACCGTGGGTGCGACTGCCGGCATTGTTGGATGGATGCTCAACATCGCAGGGAGGCACATGTGACCGAAGTTTCTTTGGAATTCATTGCCCAGCAGATTGAGCGCCTGCTGGCCGAACAGCGGATCACGCAAAATCAATTGGCCCGAGAGCTTACGCTGCAACGTGAGCAACTTCGCATGCATGGCTCGGCCATTGCACGGCTCAACGACACCATCACCATGAATATCCTTGATCGGTTGCGCACTCTGGAAACCGGGGGCGCGCGATGATTTCGAAATCTGTAATTGTGTTCTGGTCAGTCGCGTGCTTGACGCTCACTATGCATTTGGTGAGCAAGGATGGCCAAGGCACACTCATTTATATTCTTGCAATGGGGCTGACTTGGGCGATCGTGGTCGTGCCAGCAGCATTGATCGGTCAGCTTTTCAAAGCGCGAAAAGTCTATAGTCCCAAAATGCGAATGATCCGTGGCGGTATCCTCACTGCCGTCGGCTTGTTTGCATTTGTGCTCGCGGTTGGTTCTCAGCGTCCGACAGCGCCAGCCGCATCCCAGCAACACACGCGGTCAGATTATTTTTGGAGCGATAAGGCGGGCGGTCCCGGCGTTTTCGAACGCGAAGCACAACCGACGGGGCGCGGGTTCCGGCCGTGGGTTGAGCGATGAAAACCACCCTCACCGACCGCGCCGGCACCAAAAAGCCCCGGCGGGAGGTGCGCCGAGGCTTGTTGGTCCTGGAAAGCGCCTTACGAGCGGCGGCAGTCTAGTCAGTTTTCCCGCATGATGTTAGGCGTCGGCGGCATGACCGCGCCGACCGCCGGGTAGTTGCTCTGACCGTGCCCGATGATGCGCACCGACGGGATGCCGAGCAGCAGCGCCACGATCATGTAGAGCGCGATCAACGCCACCACCGCGATGTAGCCCTTCTGCACATTGCCGGGGACAGCTATTCCCATCCATCCACAAAACCAAAGAATGATGGCCCCCACCAGCAGGAGGATGGCGACCACGATCGCGATGTTGATGATACCGAGCAGTATTCCACCGAGACTCATGGGTTTTCCTCCTATCGCACAAGTGCCAGCACGATCACCACGATGGCGATGATCAGCGCGATCCACGCCACGTTATGGGCGAACTGCCGCCAGGCCTGCCGCATCAAGCTATCGGCTGCGGCTCGCCGACCGGCGTGATGGTGCCGGCGATCGCCTCGCCCGCGACGATGTCGACGTCCATGGTGGTGATGATCTCGCGCACGCCGCTGCCGAGGTCGGCATCCGCCGTAGCGGTGATCTGCACCTGCCCGATCGGTCCAACCGGCGTCACCGTGGCCTGCGTGGAATCGCCGGCATTGGACTCGACGGTCGCGATGCTGGCGTCCGACGTGTCCCAGGAGACATCGCCGTCCACCTGCGCGGGATTGCCCTTGCTGTCGACATACGCGACCTGCACTGCGATCATTTTGTCGTTCGGAAGTTTGTAAGCCATGCCATCTCCCCATGCGGTGAGAGTTAGCCCGTCATAGCGGATGGTGATCCTCGCGCCGGGACGGGAAGCCGGCTCGTCGATCAGAAATTTGAGCGTGCCGCCAAGCTGGAATTGCAGTGTGTTCACGGCGCATTGCCCGTGATGACCACCCGCGCACTGCCGGGCGGGTCGATCGCGATGGTGATGGTCGCTATCACCGGCTCTGGTCCGGGCTCTGGCGGTGGTATCGGCTCCACTCCACTCTCGACCAGCAACTGCACCGCCTGCAGCAACTGATCGGCCTCGTTCTTGAGCTCGACCTCTTTGCGATTGATCGGACCCCAATGCTGCCGCAAATTACGCAACCCGATCCCGGTGACCAGCGCATGAAATGCCGGAGCATACTTGCTGAGAAACTGATATTGCGCTCCCGCGCCGCTGCCGAAATTCCCCAGGTCCGACGACTTGAGCGTGACGCCCTTGGCGAATTCAGGCCTGAAGCCGCACGGGTTGGCCCAGTACTCCGTCAGCAACGGCGAGATCGTGCCATCGCAGGAACGGATGTTCCAACTGGTTTGGTACATGCCGGCTTCGGCGGTGTCGGCGCTCACGTTGCTGGCGCTTTGATCCCGGCCTTCGGGGTAACGTCCCGACGATTCCCGCAGCCCGAGCCCCAGCATCAACGCAAACAGATGACGCAAGGTGTTCTCGCCGTCCTGGCTGTTGTCCATGCCAAGCGCACGGAACTCGGCGGCATAGAAAGCCAGCGCGTCCTTGTCAGAATTGCCGCTGTCCTTCTTGGCCATCGCCCAGGCGGCGTCGTCTTCGGCGTTAAGCCGGTCGAGCGCCAGGGCAAAGCACAACGCAACGCCCGCGGTGTAGCCCAGCGGAGCCTTGCCGCGATCCCTCCAACTGTAGGACGCGATTGCTGACCCTTCCGCCGTCTCGACAATGGCGTCGATCAACTCATCCGGTAAGCCGTCGCTGCCGGCAGCGACCCTGGCGGTCAGCTCGTCGATCTTGGCCCAGGTGGTCGGCCCCACCACGCCGTCGGCGGCAATGCTGCACGCCGCCTGATAGCCCTTGACCGCTGCCTCGGTGATCGCACCGAAGTCGCCGTCCGCCGGATAAACGCCAAGCGCGATCTGCAACTCAACGACATCCGGTCCCGTGCTCCCGTTCTGCAGGTCACGTCGCGGCTGCTCCGGCATCGGCGCATCTTTTGGCCAGAAGTAACCGATTACGCTCGACTTCGGATAGACCGATACGTTGACGGAGTTGCTCTGATTGCCGCCCCGGCAATTGATGTTCGCGCCGGCGTCGCTCTCGTACAACGTGACATGGCCGCCGCCACTGCGGGTCATCACCACAATTGCGCCGGGAACCGGGGTTGCAAGCTCGATGTAGTTGGGATCGTTGGCCCACGATTGTGCCCAGCCGAACTTGTCCGTATCGGTCGCACCGAACGGCGGGATGAAGCCCGCCTCGGACAAGCAGTACCCTGCCGCCACGCCACACCACGCGGTCTCGTCGCTGTCCCAGGCTGGTTGATCGCAATAAGGTTTCATGCCTGGAACGGCATCGCCCCAGATGCGCGCAATCTCGGTGGTCATCCCGGTGATGACCGGATTGGCTTCGGCGCCGGAGACCTCCTTGGTCCCCGTCAACGTCCGCATGACCGACAGCCAGGGAGGAACGTCACCCGCCATCATCGTCTCCTGAATATTCAGCCCGGACAATCCGGCGGGCTCCAGGACGACACCGACCTGCTCGCTCTGAGATAGGCGGCGATACCGTTGGTCACTCCGGTGCGAGCACGCTCGGGCTGGCCGCGCTCGTCCCGCATCCAGACTTCGAACATGTGAACGATGTGCTGCTTGAGGGCCGTGTCCAAGGCATCGACCATGATCGTGCGAACCGTCTCGCGTGTTGTGGGATCAGAACAAATCACCGGCGTTGATTCGGCGCTCGCCACCTCGAACCCAACATTCGGCAACTGATGGGCCGGGCAGCACGTCCCCAGCAGCAGCAACGCGAGCGCGCCCGCTACTCCCGCGGCACGACACACCTGGTCAGAATGTCGGTCACGTGTTTCTGATATTCGTTCTGCTGCGTGATCAACGTGGTGCGAAACTCGGCGGCCGCATGCAGCGCATAGAACATCCATGTCAATAGCCCGATCAGCACAACGGTCAACGACAGCGTGGCCGGGCTCTCCTTCAGCCCATCGATGAGACTGTTCGCGGCCTTGCCGGCTTCTTCGGTGATGCCTGGGTTCATGTTGGTTACTTCGAATCCTCGTCCAACTCTTTTTGGAGTTTGAGTAACGGAGACTTCAGCTTCTCGGGCAGATTATTGATATCGACCGGCGTGCTGAGATCGGACTGCAGCTTGTAGACCGCCTTCGTCTGCTGGTTCATTTCGACAACCTGCTCCCGCAAGACCGTGACCCGCTCGTCGATCACCGGCAACTTCGTGAGCATTTCACCAACGCGCTCCAGGCTGCGCTCCAGATTGGTGATGCGCGCTAACGTGGAATGCACCTGGCGCCCGCCCACGGCATCGAGCGTTTCCACATGCGCCGCCAGCTCTTTCACTTTTTGATCAATGTGCGCGCCCCACATCAACGCAAGCACGACCTGCCCGAGCAAGAATAGCGTGAACGCTACCGCATTCTTGTTTTCGTAGATCGTGTCGAACATTATCGCTCAGTGACCTTCTCGTGGTCCTTTAGCGCCCCCTCGGCGATCTCTGCCGTCGCCACTACTTTCTTGACCTCGGGCATGTCCGCCACCTTGGCGATCTGCGCGGTCTTGGAGTTCGCCACGAATGACCAAACCATTGCACCGAGCAGGATGATCCCGACCAGCACATTGATCATCATGTCCGTCAGCGGTCCGCTCATATCAGCGGCTACCAGACCCTTTGCGCTGAACCAAGCGACGACGCTCGGCACGAAGATGCGCAGCACTCCGGTGAGCTGTTCCTTGTCCATTACAGGCTGGTCGAATAATTCACGTTGAGCGTGTCACCGTTCACCACGGCCTTGTCGCCGGTCGAGAACGTCCCAGCCGACCACAGCGTGCCGGCGGTGTTATCCTTGGTGTTGACCGCACCGCTGCCGTAGCAGAGGAACGCGCCCTTGACGGTGCCGGTGCCGGTGATGGCAAACGACAGCGCCGCCGACAGTGCCTTCGCTCCCGATGCGGCCGCCGACCAGACCGCGGTCTTGCGGTTGCCGGTGTAGGTCGGCGCATTGGTGCCACCGGCCTCGAGCCAGCCCGCATGCGAGGCCATGGTGTCGCCCGCCGCCACCGCCGAATAGGAGGTTGACGAGATCAGCCCCATGTACGGGCCGGTCACGGTATAGGCCGAGCCGGCGAGGAAGGTATCAAGCGCCAGGTTCTTGCCGACGGTGGCGACCACGTTCTCGATGGTGTCGCGCCATTTGAGTTTGCCGTCGGCGCCGATACATTCGATCTCATAGCGGCCATGCGCGTCGGCCTGTTCTCCCAGACCGGAGCCTCGGATCACGGATGCGTCATTGCAATCGCGCGCGGCTGCGCGTTCCTCAGTCATTTAAGTTCTCCTAGAATTAGCGTGGAAACGCCGAAGTCGGCACGGTAAAGCCGGCATCACTGGCATAGCGCGCGACATTGCTGATGCGCAGCTCGTCGATGAACCCAGTCATGTTGAAGCCGCCGAAGCCGCCGGGGCTCAAGCTGCCGATCATCAACACGGCCGACGACCCCGTCAGATTGGCATTCCAGCCTGTGGTCTTGGCCACCATGGCGCCGTCGACATATTGACGCGTGGTCAGCGAAGCCTCGCGATCAATGGCGATGTGGTACCACTGATTGAGCGTTGGCGTCCAAGTGTACAGAACAGCATCCGTTCCGAGGCCTGGGCGGATATAGATTCTCCCACTCTCAAACCACCACGCCCAGCCGCCACTCCACTGTGCGACCAGCAGGGCGTTCGTGGGCGCGGCCGTGAAACGGAAGAACCCTTCCAGTGTGAACGGCCCGAGGCCGAAATCCCAGTCCGCGCTGTCGGGGAACGTGATGCAGGAGTTATTGGCGCCGCTTACCGTCAGCGACGAGGCACCGAACTTGAACTGCGCCGTACTGATCTGCGCGCCGGCATTTGCGGTTGCGGTGCCGTGGGCGGCCGAACTCTCGTCGGTCATTCCAGGCGCGCCGGTCGCACCGTTGCTGCCCTCGAAACCCAGCAGCAGCTTGACGCTGGTGTCGAGCACCGCGCCGTCTAGCGTATCGGCAGCGGTTGCCGCTTCAGCGATGGTCCCGGTGTAGAGTCCGACGAAGTCGCCATCAACGACATCAGCGGCGCTTGCCGCCTCGAGCATGATCAGCCCGACATAGGCGTCGACCATCTCTGCAACCGAGGCCGGGTCGTCGACCAGCGTGGCGAACACGACCTGGCCGCTCGCAGTTGCATCCGCCGCCTCGACGGCCTCGGCGAGCGCGACCGCGATTGTCCGTCTCGGCGCGCGCAGGCTGACGTTACAGACGAGCATTGTTCAGGCCGTGGGCGTTTCTGTGAGCGCCGGCTCGGGCTTGTACTTCTCGATCTTTGCCGTCGGCACGAATTGGCCCGCTGGATGTTCGATCACGTCACCATCTGGGTTGGTCGTGATGCCAAGCGATCCCGTATTGAGTCCCTTCTGCCAGTTACCATTGCCGTGCAGCATGAGTTCGGGCTTCTTCCCCAGCAACTTTTCCGCCGGCCCTCTGGGATCAGCCTCGGTTCCTTTCGGTTGGACGGGCTTACCCTTGGCGTCGACGAAGGCGCGCCGGTTGCTCTCGATGCTGGTGTCCAGTGTGACGCCGGTCCACATCTGGAACTCGGCCATCTCGCAATGGTAGATGGTCTCGACGTATTCAACGGCGGCCGGGATGCCCACATGGCCCTTGTTGAGCGGAACCGAACCCGACCACTGATAGGATGGCGGCGGAATGTTGCCATGCAGGTTAGGCGGCGGCGGGGCGGGATTGTAGCTGCCGATCGCGCCGTATCCCGCTTCGCTGATGATGCCGTTGTCGTCTTTCTCGACCCAGTATGCTCCCATGTCGTCCTTGCCACTGCGATGCACATCGTCGACCGCATACCAGATTTTGGCATAAGCCGAGGTCGTGTCGCCAACAGGCTGGGTGCCCTTATAATTGGGAAGCGCCGCGACCGCGCAACCCGCAGTGAAATCGTATGACAACAGCATGTGATGCCACTTGTCGGGAGCGAGGGTGAACTGCGCATCGATCGAGAACTTTGCAGGCGGGCCGATGCGAACATATGAAATGTCGCTGACATAAGTGTCGGACTTGTAGGTTCCGCTGACAGGATCGATCGACCAGACCACCTTATCGGTCTTGGTCACATAGCCCCGGGCCTGTTCCGCGGTTTCCATCTTGAACACGATCCTGATCCGGGCCTCGCCCCTTCCTTGCCAAACGCCGTTCACCAAGACGCCCTGGACAGAGACTCCGATGTGAGACGGTTCGGCTGGCATCCTGGTGACAAATTCTGGCCATGGCACGAACGCGATGAATGGGGGTGGAACGGCGACGTTGACGCTTTTCGTGCCCCAGACATCATCACTGACTACACGACCGAACGTTATGAACGGGATCGTCCATTGCAAAATCTTGGGCTCCTCGGGATGCACCTTGAACGTATAGGCTTCTCCGTACGCCTTCGCCGCGTCCAGCGCGTCTTGTGAAAACCTAAACCAGAATGAGATGACTCCCTTGGCATTGTCGACCATGGGATTTGCGGCGAGTTGCAGGTAGCTCATTCGTCCTCGTTCTCCCGAGGCTTCCCCGACCCCGGAGCATCCTCGGCCTTCTTGCCAAACTCGACCGCCAGGCCGCCGCCCCAGTGGACATTGACGATCCGCTGCAGGAAATCGAGCGCAAGCCCCGGCGGCCCGAAGTCTGCCATCAGATATCCGTCCGGATGAACGGCAGCGTCACCGACAGGCCACTCGGTTCGGCGTTGTCGGACTGCGTCACCCGCAGCGCATAGCGGTCGCCCTCGGCGAAGTCGGTGGCGGCCGGAATGCTAAAAGCGCCCACCTGTCCACCGTCGCTATCAATGCCACCGCCGGCCGCAAACGTGATGGTGCCGATCTCAGTCCCATTCTTTTCGATCGACAGGATGACATCGGTGGCACCAGTGGAATCGTTGCCGACATCAAGATAGGCATAGGCGTGGTCATCGCCGGCCCCGAGTTGCATGGGCCGGTTGTTGATGCCCAGGAACAGCAGCTCATCGGCCTCGCGCTGGATGCTGCCGGGTACGAAGATCGCAGCGTCATAATTCAAATACTGCAGCGGCATCCACAGTTGATAGAGCGGGTTTAGATCAGTGCTCTCGTCCGTGGCGTTTGGATCAAAGGGCGCCGGCCACGGTGGAGTCGTATGAGTTTCCAGAACCTGCCAGAAGCCATTGGCCGCCGTGAACAGATGGCCAGGGCCATAAGGAGTGTCATTCGTCCACACGCCGACATACTGGAAAGTTGCGACCGGCAGCGGAATGACTTGCGACGTTCCATCGGTGAAATGGAACGTCATGCTGTTGGGTGTATAGGTGACGGTGTCGATGCGCTTGCCCTCGGCCAGGTCGGCGTTGAGGGTTACAATGCGCTGGTCAACATCGTAAAAGTTGCCATCGACCTGCGCCGCGCTGTTCGGCGTGCCGGTGCCAGCTCCCCATGCGCCAGTCGTGACATAGACAATCGTCATGGAGTGACTTTCTCATCATTCCGCACAATGCGATTCCGTTTCTTGACCTCAACATTTTTCTTTTCTTGAACAGGTCGATAATACGAAGCTTCGACCTCGTTAGTTTTTCCGTCTTTACTCTTCGGCACCAGATCATCACCAGTATACCCACGCCCCGGCACGCTCGGCACTATATCGTCACCATTGAAACCAGGGGATTGCTGAGGCGGACCTTTCATCCAAATTTTATTTGGAACCTCAATGTCGACAAAGTTTTCCTTGTTGACGGTGCCGTCATCCTCCTCCTGGTAAACGCGCGCATCATCCACGCGGCGCTGGGTTTCTTTCCGCTTATTTGTTGATGTGCTTGCATTATAGCTGGTTGAAATACCGACCTGATTGGCGCCGTTGCCCCGAATCACGGCAAAGCCCTTCTCGGGATCGTCCTGCGGCGGCAGCGATCGGGCTGGCGCTGGTCGAATGCTGGGCAAAACAGCAGGCCTGACGACAACTTCGAACCCCGCCATTAGACTGCCTCCAGATCATAGCCGGTGGGAATCTGCAAATCGGTAACCGCTATCTGGTAATCGGTCGAGAATTCGCGCGTCATGCTCTTGAGCTTGAATTTGGCGCGGGTCTCGAACCGTGACCTTACAATTGCAGCGAGATCATCCCCCTCCACAATTATTTCCGGTATATCCACATCCGGTCCCGGCCCGTGCTCAACGACGAGTCCCACCTCGATGACATCCTCTGCCGTCAGCGCAGACAGGAAGTCGATGCCGTCATCATTGGGTGAGGCGTCCGGCGGCTGATATCCGACCGATGAATCGAGGAAGGCGTCCACCAGGACGGTTCGTCCGACAAATTGCTGATAATCAAAGCCGACATAATCGGTGCTGCAGTAGGTCGGCAATCCATCGTCCGCCACGGCCAGACCACCGTAACCGATGGTGCAGCCCATGCGAATCTCGCATTTGATCCGGCCATCCGAACCGTCCAGCGCGATCGAATACCCGATGATCTTGCCCACCGCCTCGCCTACGCGCGGCTCGGCCAGGAACACGCTCTTGCGCAGTGTCACCTCGGGCATGCGCGACAGCTTGGGTGCGAACGTGATCTCCACGGCCCGCGCCCGCTTCATCAGATGCGCCCGCGCCAGTGCGATCAGATGCTCGATGCTTTGGTTCCCGCGCTCGGTCGCAATGTAGGATCGTCGCCGCGGGTCAATGATCGCTGGAATTATCTCGGTGCCCTCTTCCCCGACGCTCTCGTCGCCGCTGAGATTGACCGAACGGATATCGTCGATCCGTAACGCCTCGCCGTCATCGGGGTCGGTCAAGATCGGTTGCACATCGGCAAACAACGTCAACGACACCCGCTCGGTGCATTGCCGTTCGGCAGTGTAGCCTGCCACCAAGGTCGCCCTGATGGATTGTATGACCAGTGCAGAATAAGATGCTGCATAACTGCGACTCGAAGAATAGCTGCCAGTGCCATCCAGATCATGGGTTACACTATAGCTGTCAGTGGTGACTCCGCCTCCCACGATGATGTACGCAACGCCGACGGAAGTATTTGAAATCGACCATTCAACCTTGGAGGTAGAGCCGTCAAACTCCACCGAAGTGAGACTGCCTGACGCAGCGTTGGTTCCGGTCCCCAGGTAGGCCAGATCGGCAGCGGTGGATTCCGCCACTTCCCAGCCATCGCCAAGGCCTGTCCCGTGCTTGGGCCAATCAGCGGCATTCAATGACGGGATTTCGCCACGCTCTGACCCCGGCCAATGCGAGATCAGATAGTTGGTCAGATCGACCGTGCCGCGCGCCTGCTGGGTCCAGGTAAATTCGGCACTGATATCGACACGGCTCAACGGCCCACTCGCTAGCTTCAGGCCGAGCCCATCCCAGAACACCTTGCCCTCTTCACTGCCGCCGTCGAATTCGACCAGGCCGTCCTCGCCGGTGATTTCATCCGAGACGGTGAGCACATGGGTCTCGCGATCATAATGCCAGATCTTGGTGTAGCCTTCGAGCACAACATCGGGATCTTTGCGCCGCTCCGGTGTGATGACCGCCTCGTCGTAGTACGGCAGCACCCGCAGCGTTTCGGCCAAGGCCTCCTTCTGCGCCACGACATCGAACGGCCGCGCCACGAACTCCAGCGTCACCTGCTCCTCGAAGATGCTGGTCGGGATGCCGACGAGCCGGCCGCGGAACTTAATCAGCGCCGGCCCGCAGTCGAGTGCAAACCAAACCCAAATCTTGCGACCGGGACCGAGCAGCCCGATCGCATTACCGGCTTCGTTGCGCGGGCGACGCACGACCGCAGTCAGGCTCGCCGGGTCACCCTCTTCCTGCTTCAGCTCAAACGAAAATACGCTCTCGTCCCAGCGCATATGCTCGGCGCCGAACGTCGTCTCGCTGGCATCGATCCAGGCAAAATAGGGTAGGCCTGCCGGCATCGATCAGGGTGTCCTCTGCTCGGCCTCGAGCTGCCATGCCACCTCGGCCGCCCATTCGTCGCGCGAGGTATTCCAGGCGGTCACCTTGGCGAGGATGGTCAGCACGTCGTCAGTACTATTGGAAACGCCGAGGCCAGGAATACAGGTGATGGTGATATCCTGGCCGGGCCATATGTCGGTCAGCACCGGCGCTTCATGCTCGGTGCAGGTAATCGAGACCTTGTATTGCCGGAACTGCGCGACCGAAATGTCGGCGAGAAAGCCGCGGCAGTCGCGCGCCACATTGGCGGCCTGCTCGATCGGCGTCAGCGTCATGGTGATGCCGCGCACGGCATAATCCGAGAAGTCGATATTATCGATCGCCAGCAGTGTGTAGGGAGGATGCGCCATCAGGAATATCGGCTTGGCTTGCGGCCACCGGAACGGACCTGCGCCAGCGCTGCCGCCCTGTGCAATTCCTCGACCACCGCAGACGAGGCGCGCAGCCCACCGATCGCCGGCAGGCCGGGAAACTGGATGGTAACATGGTTCATGCCACCAACTGGGCCGCCGCCGGCAAACGCCGGCATCACTCGCGGCACCATCCCGCCGAGCGCAAACCGGCCCATGCCGTCGAGCACGCTGCGCAGGTTGCCGCCGGAACGCCGCAGCGCCTCGAGCAACGCCAGCACGCCGGGCTGCGCCACTGCGCGCGCGGGCATGATGTGCTCGCCACGCGAAAGCCAGGCCAGGTTGCTGTCCGAGGTGCCGGTGCCACGGCCGCCCAATAGTCCACCGGCGGCAAAAGGCCACCCGCCCTGGGGAAAGTTGGGGCCTGATGATACGCCCGTCGTGTTTTGCCCCTGTGATGACCGCAAGAGTGCGTCCCAGAATATGTCGATACCGTCCTCGATCTTTTTCGCATGTTGCGCGCAGTCGTCGTTCCCTTTGCTAACTTTCTTGTCGAGGTTGCGGATTAGTTGGTTGTTTTCTTTACCCAACTGCACTGCTTGCTTAGCCTCATCGCCAAATCCGCTAAAAGGCCACCCGCCTTGGGGAAAGTTGGGGCCGCTGCTTAGCCCGCCCTCTTGAAAGCCCGGTATTCTCCCGGAGCGCCGCAGCGCCTCGAGGAAGGCGAGCACGCCGGGTTGCCGCACCGCTGATGCCGGCATGACGTATTCGCCGCGCGAAAGCCAAGCCAGATTGCTGTCGGACGTTCCCGTGCCACGGCCGCCGATCATGCCGCCGCCCGCCTTGCCCGGCGCGCCGCCACCCGTTGCCGGCGCCGACGGCTTGAGTCCGATGAACTGCAGCAGCTTGTCGATGGCACTCTGGATCGCGCCGGTGAGCGCATTCCACGCTGCCACGCCGACGCCAGAGATGGCATCCCAGGTGATGGTGCCGAGCTTGGAAGCAAAATCGGTGATCGCAGTACCGGCATCGATCACGCCCTGTTTGAGCGTCTGCCATACTGATACGTCAGGCGCCGGCGGGGGCTGTGGTGGCGGTGTGGATGCCAGTTGCTGGTTCTGCGCCTGTATCCTTCCGAGAGTCGCCTCATATGACGCGTACCCCTGCGTCGCCTGCTGCCCTGCCTGCGCTGCGGCTGGTCCGGTTTGTTGCAGCGCCTGGTTCGTTGTGTTGATGACTTCAGCCATCCCGGTGAAAGGATTGGTCACCAGTTGCAATCCCTGCGCGGCCTGCTGTCCCGCCTGTCCGGTTTGCTTAAGTGCTTCACTGGCCGTTTGCGCCTTCTGAACTAACGCATCCAATGCGGGCCAGGTGCCTTGACCAAGCGCCGACTGGATCAATTGGAGGACTGGCAGCCATTTGCTGGCCAGTAAGTTCGGATCAAAACTGATAATCTTTGCCAGCCACGGCATGCTGAAATCTTCCGAAAGCGAAGCTTTCAGTGTTTGGTATGTCGCCAAAACTCCGTTGAACCCAGCCGTTAAACTTTGGAGTTCCGAAGTCAGGAATTGGAGTGGTGTTGTTAGCGATCCCCCTAGCGCCGCCTTGAATTCGGTCCATGCGTTGCTGAGTTGATTAAGCGTTTGTTGATACTTGGCTGCCTCAACTATCTGTTGCTGTGTCGCTGGAGTAATCGCGCCGAGAGCAGCCGCGAAATTGTTTGCGCTTATAGTGCCTGTTTGCAGGCCGGCAATGACTTGCGCCCCCAGCGAGTCGTCTAGTTTCTCCATTGCCAGGCTGGTCCGGGCGGCGCCATCTGGCATGCGCTCCAGCTCGGCAATGATATTCCTGAATCCGGTGATGAGATCAGTCTGGAAAAACTCTTTGGACAATGTCTTCTTTAATTTCTCCAGGCCAGGCTGGATCGCATCGCCCGACACTCCGGCCTGTAGGAGAGCCTTCTGCAATTTGTCAAAGTTCTGGACGCTCAAATCCAGCTTTGCCGATGCCGCAGTGAGCTTGTTGAGTCCATCGGCCGCATCATCGCCGAACTTTACGAACGCCCCGCCCAAGACTCCGAGAGCAATGCCCACAGGCCCCAACGCGCGGGCAGCAACACCAAGGATGCCGAGCGATCTTGTCATCCGGGTCGCCATCTTGGTGGCGGCAACACCAAGCGAATCCATCTGTCCCGACGCCCGTGTGGCCGCCAGCGACAGACCGTCGAAGCCCGCGCCGATGATGGTTGCTGTCTGGGACAGCGGATCGAGCAGGCCCTTTGCTTCGCCTGCACTCCCGGCCACGCCATCGAGGGCGGCCTTGGCCTCGTCGGCACCCTCAACCCCGACTTTCACCGTGGCATCGACTTGGCTCAGCTCTTCTGCTGCAGTCTTGACGCCGTCGATGCTGGTCTTGGCCTCGTCGGCACCCTCAGCTTTGACGTCTACCGTTGCGTCGGTCTTGCCCAGCTCTTCTGCCGCACTCTTGAGACCGTCGACGCCGCCGACAATCTCCTCGAGCGTCTTGCGGACATCGTCGCCGCCTTCAAGCCCAATCTCGACCGAAATTTTGTCTGCCATGGCGTGTCACGTGTCCTTGAAATGCTTGCTGAACAGCTCGGCTAACTTCGCCGCGTGTTCCTTGACGATCTCGCCTATGCGGAACCTCTTCTCGATGCGAACCGACGGCACCCCGATATAGAGTGGCTTGCGGTCGCGGTCTTTATCATTGGCATCGAACAGCATCGGCTGACCACGAACAGTTGCCGAGGTAAGCTTCTTGCCCGATCGGCTAGCACGCGGGCCGCCTTCCTGGGTTGGTATCCACAGCAACGGCTTGCCCTGGATCGTAGCACCGTGCTCGAACACGCCCGCAAAACCATACTTATGAAAGATTACGGCCGTGGCCTGGAGCGATGGCTCACCATCTTCGACTGCGTCCTTGGTCCGGTATTGCAATCCGCTTTGCCATTTCGGCCCGAATCGGCCGGCCCCAGCGATGTTGCTGCGCCCTTCCTCCACTGCATTGGCGGCTGTCTCGCGCAGGGCTGCAACCGCCGCTGTGGCCACCAGCCGTTGCTTGTCGCGGATCATCTTGACCGCGGCCGGTGCGTCGGCCTTAAGCTCAAACTTCATCCCGCCAATTCCTTACGCATCTTCTCTATCCCCTTGCTGTCGCCCTGCGCGCCGACAGCGGCAATCATCAGTGTGTTAGCGCGATCGAGGCGATCAAGCCTGTCACTAAATTCGAGATAGGCTGAAATCTGTCGCGGCGTCAGCGTCATTGCATAGTTGGGTGAGAAGCCGCGTCGGACGAGGGCGGTGATGTTGATGGCGAGCGCCTCAAGCGTACTCTGTAGACCTTTGCGTCTTCGCTGGCCCCGCCGATCAGGCTCGTCAATTCCTGAACGAAGGAGCCGACCCCGTTTGGGAATGTCAGCCCAAAGATTGCCCGCAGAAACTTGAGCTGATACTCGGGTAAGAGCCTGGCGCCGAGGCGTTCGTATTCTTCATCGCCGAGATGCCCACATCCGGCTGCGATGATGGGACCAGCGGCCGCACCACATCCTTCAATCATACGCAGGATGATATCGCCGCCGATATCGCCGCTCGCGAGCGCTCTCAATCCCGGAAACCGCGCAACAATAGACGCGATGGCATCGACGGAAATGCCCTGCACCTTGACCCGATGTTCACCGATCTTGACGACCTCGACGGCTGTCGAGGGCGCAATATCCAGAAGGTCTGCCATGCGTCCTCCTATGCCGATGGGGTCTCGTCGCGGATTGTCCAGACGCCGAAGAAGCCGTTGGCATCCTTCTGCACCTCGGCCTCGATCTCGATCACCGTGAAATCATCGTCATCGGTAATGAAACTGAAATCACCAGACGGGACAAATGAGACGGTCGCGAGGAAGTCGACTTGCTGGCCGATATCATTGGTGCCGACAACCTTGATCTCACCGGTGAATTCGGTCTTCGACAAACCGCTCAAGGTCATGTTGCCGTCGGTGTCGGTGCCCTGCTCCGCGAGCGCGAAGAAGGCCAGGTTGTTGCCGGTGATCTCATCGAGCGTCATCTTGATCGTGGCGCCGGCTTGGGTGATGGCGGTGAAGTCCTTGGTCTTGATGCCCTCGCGCGAGGAGAAGTGCTCCTTCTTCTCGACCTCCGGCGTGTAAACAAACGACGGCGCATTGCCGAGGTCGGTGAAGGTCGAGCCGCCGGCTTCCTTGAACGAAACGATACCTTTGCCGATGTGGTAGTTGTTGACGTTGGGTGACGTGGGCATGGCAGATACCTTTCTCCTTCTAGAGTTCCTCTGGCCGCATTGAGTACTTGAACAAGAACTGTGCCTTCAGTGCCCCGTGCAGCGAGCGCATCCAGCCGACATCGGTCTGGCATCCGAGGTAGCGGATCGCGCCGTTGCCCCGTGTGCCGGTCTTGACGATCTGTTCGTTCAACTCCGTATCGAACAGCACCCGTTTGATCAGTTCGCGCCGCATGACGCTGAGATTGGACCCGACCAGATCGGCCTGATCCGCGATGATGATCTCGGGCATGAACTGAACGACGGTCGGCCGATGCGCCGGGCGCATCGACAGGTCGGTGGCGTCGTTGGTTTCTTCGTCGCCATCGAGCACGATCACGGCCGGCAATTCGGTCTCATCAATATTGAGATTGTTGCGATAGGCCGAACGGATATTCGGGATAGTGGCGACCACCACCAGCAACCGCGCCAAGATGTCCTCGCGAACATCGACCATCACCCGGCGGCCTTCATCAGCAGGAACCGCACCTCGCCGAGGTCTTCGCCGTTCGGGCTGCCCTGCACCGGCGCTTCGCGCACGATCCAGCTTCGGCCATTGAACGTCAGCACGGCACCGATGCATTCACCGACCGCAATTCCATTCGCGGCAAGCTCGGGGATGCGAGCATAGACGCCAGGGCCGACGCTGCTTGTCTCCACGCCGCCGCTTGTCTGCGTCTTCGATCGGGTCTTGTCGATCACGGTCAGCGCGATCTCGCCCGCCGTGCCAGCGCTCAGCGTCGCCGGTACGCCCAGCTCGGCATAGACCGGATCATAGAGGTCAGCGCTATAGTCGATCATCGGTTTTCGGCGCTCGCCCAACTTCGTTGATAGTTTGCCATCGCTCTCCAATCATACTTTTCTCCTGAAAGCGAATGTTCCTATATCTTCACGACCTAGATCAGTTTCCATCTTGTTTTCTGATACTAACGCAAAGCCACAAAAATCCATTGCAAATACAAGTCCATCACGGGAAAAAAACCAATAATGTTCCTCGGGCTTGAAGTGCTTCGAGCGCAGCGCATGCTCGGCGTCGCGGAAGATCGGCAGCGAGAGGAACACCCACTCGCGCACGTTGGCGAGCAGCGACTGGAAGTCGGGGATGTGCTCGAGCACGTCCCACAGGGTGACCGCATCGAACGAGACCAGATGCGGATCGACCAGCAGCATGCGCTGCTCGAGCCAGGCGAGACCGGCCGGATTGACATCGTAGCCATAGGTCGATCGTCCGCGTTGGTTGCGCAGTTCGACAAAGGCGCCCGAGCCGATGCCGACATCGATCAGCGTGCCGCGATAATGCCGCTCGACGAAATTGACCCGCGCCTGCATCAGCGCGCGGCCGAGCTCGGTCTGGGCGTTGCGGTCAAAGCTGTCGAAGTAGTCCTGATCGTAGGGCGTGTGCCCGGCCTCGACTGGGTAATAGCCGATGCCGTGCTGCAGCCACCAGGTCAGGCAGCGGCGCGAGAACTGCCCCACCAGCGGTAGAACTGTCCGATCGGGTCCGCGATCCGCTTGTCGCAGGTGTGCAGCATATTCGTGCATCGACAGAACTTCTCCGGTTTGGCAAACCCGATGCGGCTGAGATCAAGCCGCGGGTCGGTGATCTTCTCGGGCGCGTTGTGTCCGCCGTGGCCGCCCAGCACGACGAACGTCTTGACCTTGAGCGCGAGGCCAGCCGGCACGATCCAGCCGACACCGCCGACGACAATGTCCGCGTCACGGACCAGGGCGAGCAGCTCGCGCACCGTCAGCTCGCCGTGGACGAAGTAGCGGTGTGCCGGCGGCGGATCGCCGACGACCCATTCCTCGCCCGGCAGCAGATCGGCGACTGCCACCACGGTGTGCGTCGCCATCAGCTCGGCGGCGATGGCCGCGATGTATTCCGGCCGCGGGTTGCGCGCCTCGTTGCGCCATTCGGTGCGGACTGTCACCGGACGGATGACCGCGATCGGTCGATCGGGCCTGACCGGCGACGCGCCTAAGTCCGGCAGATCGAACAGGGCCGGATCAAACCTGACGTTGAGCTTCGACCAGCGTTGTTCGAGCGAACCGATGATCGTCTGCGAGGTCAAATCGCGATAGGCGACCTTGATCTCCCGCATCGGGATCGGCGCCGGTCGCATCCACCGCTCGGGCGGCTGCCGCGCCATGTTCTTCTGCTGGGTGCGCAGCTTGCGCGTTCCGCAGACGAACTTGATATCGAGATCGGCGTATAGCTCGGGCCAAGGCGTCTCGAGATGCAGATCGTAGTCCCTTGCGGCCGCCCGGATGAACGGGCGCGAGTAGCAGTTATCGCCCAAACCCCACATCCCCCGAACGAGGATGGGCTTAGGCCGCACGCCGCTCCCTCAGCATGTCCTGCAGGTCGATGACCGGCCACAGATCGGCATAGGCACTGCCGGGGCTGGCGTTCCACAGCGTGATGCCCATGGTTCGCAACGGCTCGACCATGGTGGCGAGGTCGGCGCGGTGGCGATCGTAGCGTGTTGCCTTCGGCGCCCAGCGATGCGGCTTGTGGTGCCAGGTCCGGCCGTCCGCCGCCGCCTTACCGTCGATGCCGAGCCAGACGATGGCGCCGCCCGGCCCGATGAGATGCGCCGCCAGGTTGGTCGCCGCCGTCAGCGAGGTCCACTTCTGCATCAGGCTGTCACGCTCGCGCGCGAGCCCCGGCGGATTGGTCTTGCGGCAGACCAGCACGTTCTTGGCTTCCGACACCATGCGCGAGGTGGTGACTGCCCGACCCGGAAAGTTGGCAACCGCCGCCTTGTTCTCCGGCTCGTTCCACCAGCGCCAGTCGCCGAAATAGAGGAAGTCGGCCCACGGTACTGCGTAGACGCTCGAGTTGATGACGATGACCCGCCGGCCGCGCAGCGCCTCGAGATCGACATCAAGCACTGACGGCCCGCCGCCGACGATGAAGACGGTCTCGCCCGGCCATTCGCGCGGGACCGGCCAGAAAGCTGGATTACGCGACATGAAGGCGCCGATACGGCTTGATGAGATCGACAACGACCGCCGACAGATATCCCGATGAGGCGGTCGACAGCGACGGCGTGAAATAGCTCACGCGGGTATCGCCGTGCTGTACCTCGCGGATGCCGGGATCACGGGAGCCGGTGGTGCGGCCGTCGTTCACGGCCTGGATCACCGCCTGCTGCAGCCGCGCCGGCGCCCCTTCCGGCAAGTCGTAGCCGCCCGCATAGACCACGGCGATCGTGTCCCCACCCCACTGGCCGCCGGTCCACAGCCGGCCACTGGCGGGATCAAAGTCGTAGTCGCCCGCCGTTGCGCCTGCGGTCGAGACCTCGATCACCTCGACCACCGGGTAAAGCGAGAGCGTCAGCGCCTGCCGCGGCAGCAGGTTCTCGTTCCAATCGAAAGTAAATGTCTCGACCGCCTCGGCGAGCCCGAAACGGCGCTGGCAATACTCTGCAATGATGCGTGACTGCATCGTAATCGCGGCCTGCAGCGCGGCATCCTCATCGGTGCCCGTGATGGCGAGCGCGAACTTGAGATCGTCGAGGCTGATCAGGTCAGGCCCCGCGCTATCGGTCGCCTCGCTGAGAATTTCGAGGACAGAATGCATTTACTTGAACCTTACCGGCTCGAGCGCGCGTTTCTCATCCGTGCGCGCGTCGCGGCCATCGCTGCCACGCTTGACGGCGAGGCGCCAGTCATCGGATTTGCCGGGCTTGGCTGATGTCTCGGCCTGGGCGATGAAGAACGAGCCGCCCAGCGTGACGCCGTCGCCCGCGGCATAGGTCGCGCCTTCCTTCCACACCCCGGCATCGAGCACGAGTGCGGTCTTGATCTCATGCACGGTGTCGCCGATGGCCAAGCGCAAGGTTCGCCCGCCGTCCGGCGTTGTGACTGACGCGGTCTTGAACGCGCGCCCGACCTGCTCAACGGCGTAATCCTGCAGGAAGGTCAGATCGCTGGCATTGCGGCCGGGCTCGCCCTTCTCACCGCGCTCGCCGTTCTTGCCGTCGATCCCAGGCGGGCCGATTGCGCCGGGACTGCCCGGTTCGCCGCGCTCGCCCTTCTCGCCGCGCTCGCCTTGCAGCCCGGTTATGCCCGGCGGTCCCGGCATGCGCGCCAGCGCCCGCACCTCGGTCAGCGCCAACTGGCACATGCGCAGACACACGCCGAGCGTCTCGTTGAGGGTGTAGGACGGCGCCGGGATCATCGGTGTTTCGCTCATGCCATGGCCCCTAGCTAAAAATTTCGTCGGCGCGCGCTTGCGTCAGGATGCCGTCGGTCACGAGGTTGGATTTCAAGGTCTGCGTTTTTTTCTTGTTCATGTTGATTTGGGGGTCGCTGGTGACGTTGTCCCAATCCTTGGCCATCTTGCCGTTGTCGCTGGTGCGCCGAAGCTGCAGCGCCTTGTATTCTGCATTCGTCCAGCGTGCGATAAAGTCGCCTGTTGGCACTGTGCCGAGCGGATCGATTGGAATGGTCACAATGACGTTGTTGCCGGCGACGATCTGCGGCTGCGTTGCATTTGCCGCCGGTACGAATGACCATGTCGCGCGATCATCAGGATCGCCCACGCGCACGCTGATGACCGGACACACCTCCGCAATGGCGTCCTGCAGCGTGCCTGCGTCCATGTCACATCCTCAACCGAAACATCAGGCCGATGCCGAACAAGCTGCCGCCGTCATCGCCTTGCCAGCCGTTGGCTGTTCCCCATTCCAGCGCTTGGAAGAAATGCGCACCCAGTTGTGCGGCATAGGCGATGTTGCCGACAACGGGGGTTTGATACCCGGCCACGGAGACGTAAGCCGTATTCCCTGAAAATGCTGACGTGCTATCGAGCCCCACGCCAGTTATCGAACCGGAGGCATGGCCATTGACGACGACCGAGTAAAGGCAGCTTGGGCTGTCCTCTGCCAATCCGGCGACGAAGCTCACACGATTGTTGTTCGATGCATTGGCAGCATGCCAAGCATTGACGCCGTAGGTCCACGATGACGTGCTGTCGCTGACCTTGGTGCCGACATCGACGCGGTTATAGGCGTTCCAGACATGGAGTGAAGCCGCGCCGCCGCCGGCTGCACGGGTGCCAACAATCCAATCGAGCGTTGCCGATGCATTGCTGCGCGTGGTGCCGACATAAGTGCCGCGCTGCGCTGCTGGGCCGGTGGTGGTTCCGTTGCCGATCGTGACGTTGTTCAGCCAAATGCCGTTGACCCGTACTAGCGCGGTACCTGCCGATCGTGTGGTGTCGTTCGTCCAGTCAGGCCCATGAACCAACCTGACGGTCCCACTTCTATTCCAGATGAACCAGTCGTTGACCTTGTTGGCACCGATGACGCTTGGATTATCGATCGTGTTGTTCATCGCGGTCCCCACCTCGATGAACGTCGTCATGTTCATGCTGACGCCGTCATGAAGTGGTATTTTGTCCCCGACATAAGGGGTGTACAGGAGCACATTTTGTCCCGACAAAGTTATTGCCATCACGGGCGCACCAGACTGCAACGTCAGGCGTCCCTGCGGCGGGCTGGGCGTGCCGCCGCTGGCCGCAACCGCCGCCGTCACAAAGGCGGTTGTTGCGATCGAGGTGTCGTTGTCTCCTGCGGTCGGTGTCGGGGCCTGGGGATCGCCGGTGAATACGGGCGAGGCCAGCGGGGCCGCCCCGATGTCGCTCAACACCGTTGCTGGGGCCACGCCCTGGATCGTGGTTGCCGTGACCCACTTGCCATATTGCCCGGCAGTAGGCGTTCCGGAATTGCTGACGTTGCCACCGCCGCCGGTCGCAGTCAGGTTGCCGCCCGAGAACGCCAAACCGGTGCTCACGACCACCGGCGACCAGGTATTGCCGGCCGAGCGGTAATAGATCGTGTTGGTGCCGGTGAGCGCGGCAATCGCGGTGAGGTCGGCGTCGAGCGGCTGATAGGCCCCCGCGATTACGGCCGTCGTCGAGTAGGCCGACAGGTCGATCGACAGCGTACCCGAGACTAACGATAGCGGCGCATTGGCAGTAACAACGCCGGCCGGGCCGGTGGGACCGGGATCACCCTGCGGCCCTTGCGGTCCCTGTATTCCGGGTGTTCCGGGCGGTCCTTGCGCACCGGTGGCGCCGGGCGACCCTTGCGCGCCGGTGGCTCCTGCTGGGCCTTGCGCACCCGTTGCACCGGGCGATCCCTCGGCTCCCGGATCGCCTTGTGGCCCTGGCGGGCCTTCCGGTCCTGCTGGCCCTGTCTCGCCCGCAGGACCGGGCGGTCCCGGCGGGCCTTGCTCGCCGTTACCTTCGCCGCTTCCGCTACTTCCGCCGCCGCCGCCGGGCGCGATCCGAATGCGATCGATGCGCTCGTTCAGCTCGTCGACATCCTCATAAAGCTCGGTGAAATTGTTATTGCACTTGGTGAACGAGATACGAATTTCATCGTCGTGCGGCAGGTCGTCGATGTTGATAATCTGCTGCGACATTTACGAATTGCTGGGCTCTTGTGGCTTGAGCGGCGGCGACTCGTGCAGCAGCCGCACGGCAAGGGCCACCTGCTCGGCGAGGTCGGGCGGCACCATGGTCTTGCTGTAGGCCTCGGCGACGCATTCGCGCACGAACGGGACCATACCCTTGGCCAGCTCGGTGATCTCGTTGTCATCCATCATGCGGCCTCGCGATGTACGGCCTGCAATGCCCGCGTGAACTGTGCTGCGATGTCGGCCTTTGCGGCGGGCGGCTTCGGTGCGGGCGCGGCTGGCTTATCCTCTGCAGCCGGTGTTGCTGGCTGCGGCGGTGCTGCTGGCGTTGCCGGCTTGAACGGATCGTCCTGCGCGTCGCGTTTGGCGAGCGCCTCAAGACTATAATTTTGTTGCTGAAGGTAAGGCGACTTGCCGCCCTCGACCGGCTTGAGATCGAACTTGGCGCGGCCCTCGTTCGGGCTCATGACGCCAGCGCCGACCGCATCGCGGATGGTGGTCACCAGCGTGATGCTGTCCATGCGCAGCAGGTTCTCGGTGTCGAACTCGGTGCCGATGCCGGCGCCCCAGCCGATACCGAGCGAGTGGTCGAGCGCCTCCTCGATTTCCTCGATGTGGCTTTGCAGCGCCTGCGAGTAGTACTCGACGTTGAGCGCCTGCACATTGTTGTAGGTCGGCAGCACGCCGACACCGACCTTGTATGGGGGTACATGGTAGACGCTGCAGACCACCTCAGCCGACCATTTCAGATTCTCGATCAGCTGCCCCTCGACGTTGGTCATGGCCATCTTCTCGTACTTGGCGCCGCCGGTCATGACCGCGACGCGGCCGAGATTGCTGCGCGAGAAGCGCTGCTCCCATTGCTCCTTGACGCGCTGCTCTTCCTCCTGGGACACCTCGCCGGGCAGCATGAGGAGCCCGCCGGGCGTCGATGAATTCTCGAACAGCAGCGCGGAGGCCTTCTGCGCGTTGAGGCCGAGCATCGAGGACAGCCCGCTGGCGAACACCGGCGGCGTACCGACGAGCGGATGAAACAAACAGTTGAACCTATCGTGGATGATCTCGCGCGCGGGCACCACGATGTCGTCGATGCCGGCGAGGTTGTCGCTGTTCAGGCGATAGAACACCGCGCCGTCGTCGGACACCAGCGGCTGCACGCTGGTCGGATCGAGCACATGCAGGTCGGTGACAACGTTGCGATCGTCGCGCACCTTCAGGACGTAGGTATTGCCGCGCGACAGCTTCGACAGCAACCAGCATTCCCAGAACTGGTTGCGGGTCTGGTAATCGTTCGGCCGCCGCAGCACCGGGCTGAAGGCCGCGCTCGTCGTCTCCGACCAGATCTCGTTCTTGTCCTTCTCGACCAGCTTGACGCGTAGCTTGGCGATGTCGCGCGCGATCAGGGTCTTGCAGGCGAAGTCGGCATGAAACGATGCTGCGGTATCGACATTGATCTCGAGGTTGCGCTGCCACGCGCCGGTGAACGGCTCGCGGATCAGCGGATACCAGCCGCCGCGATCCATCGGCAGCGAGTGGAGCGCCTTTTGCTTCTCGCCGGTAAACGGAATCGGCAACCCGAAAATGCGCATCAGCGTTTTGCCTGCGCGATCTCATGCTGCAGCCGCGCCACGCCCCAGCGGCGATCGACATCGATGCCGAGCTGCGTCGCCTCCAGGCGCAAGCGATCGATGGTGGCCTCGGTCGTGACGGCACCGGCGATGCTATCGTCGGAATCCGGCACGAGCTCAACCCTGGCAGCCCGAGCCGTCTTCTTGTTGTCGGCAAACTTTGCCTTCTTGCCCGCAACCAGCGCGATCGCATGCCGCGGCGGCACCTCATATTCCTCGCCGGCGGTCAGGTGCCGGGTGCCATACTTGTGCGGCTTGAGCGCCGTCAAGGAGCGCATTTTCATTTGGCTCTCCCTTCGAAAAAATGGGGTGGGCGAGGAGGTCACCCACCCCCAGGCGCGAGCTACTTAGGCGGTGTGGACGGGGCCGCCCCAGTCAGCGCTGGTGAGATACGCAACCGACTGCGTCCTGCCCCTCATCCAGTTAATTATACGCTCGGCACGAATCGCCACCGTGTTGGTTTGGAACATCGAGACTAACGATGTCGCGCCGGTCGGCGTGCCCGAGTTGTGCGCCGGGGCATCCGACATTTCGAGCGAGGCTTCGCGGCTGGCATCGATCTGGATGTCACCGTCATCCGCGACGAAGATGTCGGAGGCGTTGACCAGCACAACGATGTTCATCGCCTTGGTGATGTAGTCGCTGGCGATCACCGGCATGCCGTTGAGCGAGCCGCCGGTCATGGACATGCTGGGGAATTCCGATTGGCCGAGCGGGTTGGTCATCATCGCCAGCGCGACCGCGTTGTTGCTCGACATGATCCAGACGCCGCTCGAGACCGGATTATTGGCCGCAGCGAACTTGGCATACAGCGACCGGATGTCGAGCCGGATGTCGTCGGCATCGTCGCCCGACGACACCACCGTGGCGGCGCCGTTGGTGATCGAGGCCGGTGAGACTCCCGCCACCGCGGTCTTGGCCGGATCGATGAAGTCGATGTCGAGACGTTCGCGCAGCGCCTGTGCCAGACTATCGCGAACGATGATGTCCGACTTCGGATTGCTGAAGCGAATCGACTCGTCGGTGAGCGCGCAGATGTTCGCCACTTTGGTTGGCGGCAGTGTAGTGCGCGAGAAGCTAAACGAGGTGAGCGGCTTGGCCTTACCCTCGCCGACCCAGTAGCCGGCGCCGCCGCCGGTCTGCGTGACGATCGGCGTGTTGAACATCACCGAGCGCAGCGCCGGAACGCCGCCGGTGCCGAAGCGACCGAGGATGGTCATCGGCCGCAGGTATTCCAGGAAAGCAGCAACCGCGGCGCTCTCCGTGCTGTACAGGTTGACGCCCCAGTTGCCGCTGATGTTGGCGCCGGCTGGGACGTTGGCCTTGAACTCGGCAACGACGGCGCTGTCCGAGCCATACATTTCGGCCGCGATGTCGGACGCGGGGCGAAACACCTTCTGCGACAGCGCCAGGCATTTGACCTTTTGCGCAAAGAGCTGACCAAGCTCCAGCTTCGGCTGCGGCTTGACGATGATCGATCCGCCGCGCGCCGAGGCACCGTCCTCGGTCTTCTCGACCCTGGTCACCGCCTTGGCCGCGAATGCCTTGGCCTGCTCGATCTTGCGCAGCCGCACCAGATCCTTGTCGATCGCCTCGACCTCGCTGGAAAGATTGTCGAACTCATCCTGCTCGCCCGCGTCCGAGGTGCGATCCTCGTCGAGACTCTTCTGCATCACCGCTTCCATGCGCGACGCGCTCGCGGATCGCTTGGCTTCTAAAGCTGTAATCTGTTCAGCAATGGTTTTCATGGCGCCCTCCAGGGCAGCAGACTTCGGTTGCGATGATCCCGAGGCGCCGGGTGGGTTGAGTTGAACAACACGACGCGGCTTTGCCTGGCCGGACGCGGCCCGCTGCGCGGTGTCGATCGATTTCACGGTGGCGATGGAGGCTTCGGAGTTGGCCGGAATGGTCACGGCAGATAGCTCGAACCAATCCCATTTGATGAAACGGATGCCGTCGGTCTTCTCGATGCGCGCCGTCTCGGTCGCCTTGAACCCGATTGAAAGGCCTTGCACCAAGCCAGCCTTGATCAATCTCCATGCGCGATCGATCTCGTCGGTCACGCCCTTGGCGATCTGGGCAACGATCTCGATGCCGTCCTTACCGACCTTGGCCTTCGTGACATGGCCGATCGGCTGCTTCGAGTCGTGCTGCCACAGCAGCGGCAGCGGCAACTTGAACTGCGCGCCCATCGGCTCGACGATGTCCTCCAGCCGATCCGGCGTCGGCGTCGACGCCATACCGGTGATGATGCGCGCGTCGTCGTCCACCGCTTTCACGGTGAGAAGCGAATAAGCCCGGTTCAACATGGAAGCGCCCTCGATTCAAGATCACCTGTTCGCCTTTTGCAGGAACCAAATAAGTCCAAGTAATTTTTCTTTCAGCGTTGAAAAACCAAGGGCACCAGGAATATGCGTGCGCGATAAGTGATACGTAATTTCAATTAATTCATGGACAGCTGCAGCATGGGTGCATTTTTGTTCATCGGCAAATTTCTGCACATGCGCCTCAAGTTCAGGTCTCAATCTAGTATTGAATTGTTTCTCGCCCTGTTTCTCTTTAGTCACAACCGCCATTCACCCCAACATCAAGCTAGCAATTGCTAGCAACGGAAGCATTGACGCTGCGCAACGCTTTGGCATCATCCGCGCCCGCTGAAAGGAGGCCGCCATGTCGTCCCAGGCTAATACCCGCAAGCTACTCGCCAACGTCATCCACCAAATGCCGACGAAGCGATACCTGACCTATATCCGCTCGTCGCAATGGGAGCGCATTCGCAACGAGCATCTATTCCTGTGCGACTACTGGTGCGAAATCTGCAACAAGGCCAAGGCTTGTCAGGTACACCACTGGACCTACGAGAACCTCGGCCACGAGAACGCGCAAGACCTCTGCGCCGTTTGTATCCGCTGCCATTGGAGCATCCACCGCAACGTCATGCCCGCGTCCGCAAACGACAATCAGCAGACGAGCTTCACCTTTGAGGAAACGGGGTAGGAACTTTAGCTAGTCGCTCGCTGTTGTCCTGCCACAGGCGGGGCAACAGCGAGGTGAACAGCGATGGGAAACGACCCCAATAATCCGGGCGACGATCCGAAACCGAACCCGCAAAACCCTAATCCGGGAAAACCGAATCCCAATCAGCCGCCGCAACCACAGCGATAACCACCGGCGACAGCGACGGCATGATCGTGAGCGGCCTTTGTCCCCCCAGATGGCCGCTCACTGCATTTCAGGCAAAAAACAACCGCACCTCTGGCCGCTTCTGCGCCATCGGATTGGTCGCCATCAATGCACTTGCGTTAAAAAGTGACATTAAGGGGTCAATCTTTCCATAACCTGAATCGTCTCTGGCAATCCGCATCCCGGTCGGCGTCGGCACGATGCGCGCATTGCCCGCGCACCAAGTCATCAGCGCCTGGCCGCCGTGCTTGAACGAGCCGTCCACCAGCTTGCGCTCGACCGTCTTGATTGCGCCCATCAACGAGATGCCTTGCCTGACGCCGGCGAGGAGGTTGTTCTCTTGCGTGACGCCGATTTTTGCGAGGGCATCGACGATGCCGCCGATCCCGATCGCGTCCACGCCGACACCGGCAAGTTTCTTCGTGCCTTTAATTTTTTCCACGATGTCTGTGACAAACGAAATGTCATCTGGCAATTCCTCGACAATGGTCAGATCGCCGTCGGCCTGAAACCTTTCATATACTGCGGTATTGGCTTTGCGTCGCTCTAGCCCCTCGGGCGAAATGAGCGCATGCGTCCACGCCAGATGCGTCTTGGTACCCTTCTCGCGTCCGAGAACGGCAATGCCGAGCAGGTCGTCAAGCCCGCCGCCGTCGATGCCGACGACCACCGCCTCCGAGCGCGCAAGCACGCCATCAAGCGATAGCCCCTCCTCGACCCCGCGGGACCAATAATGCGCACCAGCCCAACCATCGGCACGCAGGCTCATCCCGACTTGGACGTTGAAATGCTGCGACGCAATCAGGGCAACAGCCGCCGGCCCGTCCGCCTCGGCCCGCACGATCTCCCGCGCGAGGAAGTTCTCGTTGGTCGAGCGCCCGAGGTTGGGATTGACGATCGGCCAGTACCGCCGATCCCGCCAGCCGCCGTCACGCGCCAGCCGATCCGGCAGCTCGTAGAGGACGGGCAACAACGGCATCCTGATTTTGCCGTCGCGGACGCTGCGAGCCATTTCAAGCTCGGAAGCGAACACACCCGACGGTGGAGCCTTGGATTGGGTGGTTGTCTGGAACAAAAACCCGTCGCTTCTCTTGGTCAACGCGCCGCGCAGCTCGATGAAGATATCCGCGGCATTGGCCTTCTTGGCGAAGACATGGGTCTCGTCAATCATCGTCCCGGTCGCCTTCGACCCGGTGATGACATCGGTGTCCGCGGCCTTGATCTGCAGCGTCGCACCCGAACGCCGATGGGTGATCTTTCGGATGTGATCCTGAACGTGAAAAATCTTCTGTAACTCACTGTCGAGCCGGATGGTCCCCTTGGCCTGTTTGTAGGCGATCGAAGCCACCTCCATGGTCGGCGCCACGAACAGGAATTCCCCCTCCGGTCGCCGGTTGACGATCAGGGCCGTCAGCATCACCGCACCGCCGTTGGACGACTTACTGTTGCCCTTGGGGATGAGCTGGAACACCTCCGAAATGCGCCTGACGTTGGTCGCCGGATCCAGGCTGCCGAACAGCGCGGCCACAATCGGTAGGAACCACGGCCCGCACGCATCCCCCAGCGTCGGCGTCCCGATGACGTCAGGCAGCCGCAGCCGCTTGAACACCCGCAGCGCCTTGGCCGCCTCGGCCGGATACAGCGGCAGGTCCGGCACCAGGCTCCTGCCGTCCATCAGCCGCTCTTCCCAGTCCAGGCAGCTCGTGTCCCAGGCCTCGACGCCTTCTGGGATGGCCCCAGGAGCCCCCAGGAAGCCCGCTGGTTGATTTTCCGGGGCGGGGCTAGGGGTAGGGGGAAGGAACTCAAGCATCACTGTGGCCGGTTCTCGACCTCAAGATCATCCGCCCATTCGGTCGACGCCCCGCCGGCTGTGGCCGCCGCCTGCTGCAACTGCTCCTTGCGGCCAGGAACCTCGTCCCACGGCTTCGGCTCGACCCATTTGGCGCGGCATTTCAGCCAAAAAATGCAGGCCGTTACTGCGCCTTGACCGCTACCTGTCGCCTTCTCGAACAAGCTCTGTGCAACCTTCGAATTCGCCTTGACCATGCCGGTATCCAGTTCGTACCGGTACCACTTGTGCAAT